CATGACCGAGATGGAACTAATCGGCTGGAGTGCTTATTTTCAGGTAATAAATGAAGAACAGGAAAAAGAATTTAATAAAATTAAACGCAGAAGATAGTGCTAACCAAAGTATTTAATGTAAACTAGAATAAATATTTCTTTTTTGGATCGTGGCTTATAGTGCTGAGATAGCTGTAAAGGTAAATGGTTTAAATAGTGTAAAAACTTTAGAAACTTCTTTAAATAAAATAAGCGGAAAAATAAATGCAATAAATAAAATATCTGTTGGCAGCACTAAAGCATCAAGAGTAGAAAAGGAAATAGCAAAAAGTAAAGAAGCTCAAAGGGTTTCAATGATCCAAACCAGAAGGGTCGGAGATGCAATACAGAGAGAGGCCGATAAAGGACTACAAACAGATAAGGCTAGAGCAGCTATAAAAAGAGCAGCTAAAGCTGACTCACAAGGCCAACTTAAAGTAGCTATTGAACAAAGAAAAATAGCATTAGAAGAACTCCAGACTCAACAAAAAATAACAGAGGTAGTTAAGTCGAGAACTTTAACAGGATTTGGTCCTAAATCTCCTGTATTTGGAAGATCGACTCAAATGGACTCAGCAGGAAATACGGCTGCAATACTTCAAGACCCGACAACTAAAGTTTCGCCTGTACAACAAGCTCTTGCCAAAATGGAGGAGCGAAGTGCTAAAAATATTAAACAAGCTGTACTAAATAGAAAGAAATCACTCAGTTTAGGAAAAGATATAGTACGAATTAAAAAACAGGAAGCTACACAAAATGCTAGAAATTTAAAATCTGAGCAAAAGCAAACAAGCCAAGTAGCGAAAAGATTACAGACATCTATATCTCCCAGAGGAGATTTTTCCAGACTATCTGATAGGCAGTCTCGTAATGTCGAAGGTAGACGAACATTTATGAATAATCCCTTTGGTCGAAGAGGTATAAGACCGACCAGAGGATTTGATACTCAGAGTGCGTTGATAAGTGGTGCGTTTCCTCTGTTATTTGGGCAAGGTCCAATAGGTGCGATAGCTGGTGGTCTTGGTGGTGGTATCGGTGGAATGTTCGGAACAATGGGTGGATTCGCAGGAGGTATCGCAGCCACAGCTATTGTCCAACAAATACAAAGTGCTATCAGTGCTATAGGGGAATTAGGTAGAGCACTTGGACCTTTTGCCCGTGATACTAAGGCAGTAACATCAGCATTAGGGTTACAGGGGTCTGCCCAAGAAGCTCAACTTCAACTTATAGAACAAACACAAGGAAAGACAGCAGCATTTAATGCAGCCATGAATTTTATGGCTACACAAATTGGGCAAGAAGGTGTAAATTCACTAAAAAGATTTGGGGAAAACTCAAGACGTATAACTGCTTCATTGACATTGGCGACTACAAGATTTCAGGCATTTGGAGCTTCATTATTAAACTTTATCTTAAGAATATCTGGTGCAGAAAAACAGCTTAGAAAAGCAGAACAGGAAAGGACTGTAAGTTTTGCAGCTTCTAGGGGAGATGAAACAGCAAAGTCTATACTAGCTGAACAAAAAAGAATAGATGCAATAGAAAAAGTAGATCAATTACAACTTATACCTTCTGGTACTGGAGGTTTCCTTCCTATTATTACTAAAGTCAAAAGTGAAGAAGCTGAAGCTGCACAAGAGGCTTTAGATAAGAGAAGAGCACTGTTTACCGTAAGAGAAAAAGAAAGAGTAAATTTAGCTAAAATAAACAGGGAACAAGGTGATCATGTACAAACACTAGAAGAAGAATTTGCATTAGTAAATAGAGTAAATGAATTAGTAAAACAAGGTAATGAAAAAGGTTTAGCCCAAAAATTAGCAAAAAATGAACAAATAAATAAAAAAGCTATAGAAAATATAGAAATAAGACAAGATGAAGTTAAACGAGAACTAGAAGCACTCAATGAAATAAAAATTAAGAATGACGAACAAAAACTTGCAGTTGATGAGCTTAAAGAGAAACAAAAATTCTTAACAGAGGAGTTAGAAAAACAACCTGGGATATTAGACGATATGAATGATAAAACTAGATCCTTACATAGTGAAGTGGATAAAGTAGCGGAAGCTTTTAAAGATTTAAGCGTAACAATAGGTGAGGATATTAAAAACGGTATTAAGGGACTAATCAAAGGAACATCTACCTTGTCTGATCTTCTTAATAATGTTGCTGATAAGTTTTTAGATGTAGCTCTTAATCAAGCACTATTCGGTGATATTCTTGGTTCAAAAGGAGATAAAGGTGGTGGTTTATTAGGATTTTTAGGTTTTGCAGATGGTGGCAGACCTCCTGTTAATAGACCTTCAATAGTAGGAGAGAAAGGTCCAGAATTATTCGTTCCAAGATCCTCAGGTAACATAATCCCAAATAATAAACTTGGAGGTGGCAGTACTAACAATGTTGTTGTTAATGTGGACGCATCAGGTTCAGATGTTCAAGGTGATGATGCAGCAGCTAAAGAACTTGGATCGTTAATATCTGTTGCTGTTCAAGGAGAACTCCTTAGACAACAAAGACCTGGAGGTTTACTTTCAAGATAATGGCTACTTTTCCTAGTTACAATCCAAGTTATTCCGCTACAAAACGTAGTGCTCCTGTTCAACGTATTACTCAGTTTGGAGATGGCTATCAGCAGAGAACAAGCTTTGGTTTAAATCAAGATCCAAAAGTTTGGAATCTTACATTTAATGTTGATAATGAAGATGCAGAAGAAATTGAAACATTTTTAGAGGCAAGAGGTAAAGATGGTTCATCTTTTGATTGGAAAGCACCTGATGAATCCTCTGCTCTTAAATGGATATGTAAAAGTTTCAATAAAGAAGTTTTTTCTTTTGATCGTAATCGTATTACAGCTACATTTGAACAAGTATTTGAACCCTAATGGCAATACCAGTTTCAGAACTACAGGAAATTAATCCTGGATCAATAATTGAATTATTTACAATTCAGTTAAATACAGCTTTGCATGGATCTAATACAATTTATCGTTTTCATAATGGTGCGAATTTAAATGCGAATGGGGAAATTGTCTGGGCTGGTAATTCATACTTAAGATTTCCAATTCAATGTCAGGGGTTTGAATTTGGAACAAAGGGCACATTGCCAAGACCACAAATTTCAATAAGTAATATATTTGGAACGATGACTGCCATAATGCAAGATGTAAATACTGTGACTACAGGTAATGATTTAAACGGTTCAAAGTTTACAAGAATTAGAACATTAGCACGTTTCTTAGATGCTGTTAATTTTGCTCCTACAACCACAACAACGACTTCAACTTCAACAGTAGCAGACCCTTCTGATGGTGAAACGGTTACTTTTACGGTTACTGTTCAACAATATTTGGGAGTAAATATATTTTTAATAAATGGGGTAAATAATCCTGTCCTTACAATGAAAAGAGGTTCTACTTATATATTTGATCAATCTGATAGTTCTAACTTAAACCATCCACTTAGAATCAAAAGAAACTCAGGTGCATCTTATTCAACAGGAGTAACTGTAGTTGGTACTCCAGGAAATGCTGGTAGTACTGTAACTTTTCAACCTCCATATCCTGATGCTCCAAGCGATTTAAGATATTATTGCACGACTCATGGTAATGCCATGGGTAATACAATTACAATGAATGATCCTAATACAATTCAACAACAATCAACATCTTCGTCTAGTGCTCAAGTTAATCCATTTGGAACACCAGATCCTACGGCAGAGTTCCCACAGGAGATTTATTTCTTGGATCGTAAAGTTTCTGAAACAAGAGATGTTGTTACCTGGGAGGCTCAATCTGCTTTGGATTTAGTAAATGTAAAACTACCCAATAGGATTGCGACTACAGAGATTTTCCCTGGTATTGGAGCGTTTATAGGATGAGTTGGAAGGATGCTGCAATAGATCATGCTCAAAAAGATTCTCCAAATGAAGCTTGCGGTTTATTAGCTGTTTATAAAGGTAAAGAAAAGTATTTTCCTTGTAAAAATCTTGCTGAAGAAAAGGGTGAATATTTTATTATTGACCCAGATGATTGGGTCACTATAGAAGATAAAGGTGAAATAGTTGCAGTAATCCATAGTCATCCTAATTGTCCTCCTACTCCTAGCCAAGCAGATTTAGCTAGTTGTGAATATTTAGATTTGCCTTTTTATATTGTCACTCCAGAAACACAGCAATGGCATTATTTTGAACCTTCTGGCTATAAAAAAGGCTTAATAGGAAGAGAATGGGTATGGGATATACAGGATTGTTGGAGTCTTGTTACTGATTGGTATAAAGAAAAGAAAAATATAGAGATAAAGCATTGGCCTAGACCAAACAGCCCTCAAGAATTTGAACAAAATCCATATTTTGAGAAAGTTATTACTGGTTCAGGTTTTATTCAATTAGATGATAATGTTGATTTACAGGTTGGAGATGTTTTACTTATGGATTCATCACAACACAAATTAAGTCATGTAGCTTTGTATATAGGAGATCAAACTATTCTTCATCATTGTGTGAAAAGACTTAGCTGTAGAGAAATTTATGACCAAAAGTATATAGAATGGACAAAGAAGAGGTATCGCTATGCTCAGTAAAATAAAAGTTTACGGAAGATTAGCTAAATTTCTTGGAGAACGTACTTTTGATGCTGAGATAACAACACCAATTCATGCTTTTAAATTTTTACTAGCTAATTATCCTCATTTAGAACGACACATGATGGAGCAAAGTTACTGTGTCAAAGTTGGTAATTATGAGATTGATGAGACAGAATTATTTAATCCAAAAGGTCAGGAAGAAATCAAAATAGTACCCGTTATTACAGGAGCAAGAGGTTTATTTAAAGGTATCGGGAGAGTTTTGACGGGAGTAGCAATAGTAGCAGCAGTAGGACTTACGGGTGGTTTTGGTACATTTGCTGCTGGATCAGGATTTTTTGGTGGTGCTGGACTTGGATTTACAGCAACTTCAGCAGGATTAGGTGCTAGTTTGGCAGCAGCAGCAGGAAACTTTGGTATATTTATGGCTTTATCAGGTGTATCGCAGATGATTAGTCCAACACCCACACCTCCTGGTGTATCAGACGATCCACAGACACAAAACTTTTCTTTTAGTGGAGTACAGAATACAAGTAGAGCAGGAATAGCAATACCAGTAGTTTACGGAGAAATATTTACTGGTTCGTTAGTGGTTTCCGCAGGGATTGATACAGAAGATATTACGGGGAATACATAATGCCTTTTTTCAATCAAATTATTGGTGCTATTTCTAATCAAACAACAGGCTTAATAGGACTGCAAAATACTACACGTTCCAATGATGCTTTAGAAAGTAAGCAGTTTGTAAATATATTAGATGTTTTAAGTGAAGGAGAAATAGAAGGTTTCCCATCCGCAGTTGGACTTACAAAAGGTAGTGCTGCCTATAACAAAGCAGCATTAAAAGATATTTATTTAGGTAAAACCCCGATAGTAAGAGGTAGTGCTAATCCGTCTAACATACAAGATGCAGATTTTAATTTTAAAAATATTACATTTGAACCTCGTTTTGGAACGTCAAATCAAACATTTATTAAAGGACTTAAAAATATTGAGACTGAAACTGCTGTAAATGTTCAGGTAACTAAAAGTCAGCCAGTAATAAGACAGATAACAAATTCAAATATAGATGCGGTAAGAGTTACATTACGTTGGAACGCACTTCAAAGAATTAATGATGAAGGTAAAACTTTAGGTGAATCTGTAGAGATTTTAATAACAATAATTGATAATAATGGAACAGAATATGGATTTAGAGATACGGTAAGAGGTAAAGCTACTAACGCATATAACAGAGATTATAGAATTAATTTAGAGACTAATCTTCCTTTTCCAATTCAGGTAAAAGTCGAAAGAATTACAAATGATAATGATTCAAATAAAATAAGAACTTCATTTTCTTTTGCATCATTTACAGAAATAATTGATGAACAAAGACCTTATCCTGACATAGCTCATGCTTATTTACGTTTTGATTCTGAACAGTTTTCAAGTGTTCCAAGTCGAATGTTTAAGTTGCGTGGTGTCAAAATTAAAATACCTCATAATGCAACTGTAGATCAAACGAATGGAAGATTAACTTATACTGGCAATTTTAATGGAACGCTTACTACAGCGAAGCATTGGTGTTCCGATCCAGCTTGGATTTTATTTGATCTTGTTACTAATAGTCGTTATGGATTAGGGGATCATATAACAGAATCACAATTAGATAAATTTGCTTTTTATAGTGCTTCTGTATATTCTTCTGAATTAGTTGATGATGGGAATGGAGGTCAAGAGCCTAGATTTAGCTGTAATACAATCCTTCAAAAAAGAGAAGATGCTTTTCAAACAATTGCATCCTTAAGTTCTGTTATGCGAGGATTAATGTTTTGGAGTGCAGGATCATTAACCTTAAGTCAAGACAGACCAACAGACGCCAGTTATTTATTTAACTTGTCAAATGTAACTTCTGAAGGTTTTGGATATTCTGGAACAAGCTTAAAAACAAGATCCACTGTTGTTTCTGTGTCTTATTTTGACATGGATAATCAGGAATTAAATTTTGAAACTGTAGAAGATACCACTGCTAAAAATAAATATGGAATTATTCATAAAAAAGTTACTGGTTTTGGGTGTACTTCAAGAAATCAAGCTAGAAGAGTAGGTAGATTTATACTTTTTGAAGAACAAAATTCTACAGAAACTATTAGTTTTACTACAGGTATTTCAGAAGGAGTAGTTGTAAGGCCAGGACAGGTTATTGAAGTAAGCGATCCAGTAAGAGCAGGGCTTAGAAGAGGAGGCAGAATTAAATCTGCAACTACTACATCTGTAACTGTAGACGATGTTAATTCAACAGATTTAGATGCAACAAACAACGCAACTCTAAGTGTTGTTATGCCAGATGGATCGGTTGAAACTAAAAATATAGCTTCAATTTCTGGTGCTGTTATTAATGTATCTTCTGCTTTTAGTGCTGCTCCAAATTCAAATAGCGTTTGGATCTTACAGAATACAACTTTACAGACTACTCAATGGAGAGTTGCAAGTGTTATTGAGGCTGAAGATAATTATGCAATAGTCGGAACAGCATATAATCCAGGAAAATTTGCATTTATAGAAGATGGATCGGCTCTTCCCGTTAGAAACATTACAGTTCTAAATGAGCTTGTAGAAAGTCCAGGAAGTCCTTTCGTTGAGGAAGAGTTTTATGTAGAAGGAACAAGGGCCAGAACAAAATTGAATATTAGTTTTACTCCTGTTACTAGAGCTATTGCTTATGAATTGCAGTACAGAATTGATAATGGTAACTATACGACTATTAGAACAAGAAGTACAGATGTTTCTATTTTAGATTCTGAAAGAGGTCAATATGAATTTAGATTATTTTCTTTAAATTCAATATTTGAACCTTCGGCACAACCTACTACTTTTTCGTTCACTGCCTTTGGAAAAACTGCTATACCTGGAGATGTTACTGGTCTAACAGCAGAACCTATAAATGATAAATTAGTAAGACTACGTTGGAATTTATCAGTTGATTTAGATGTTACTCATGGTGGTCTTGTTTATGTAAGACACACGACAAAGAATGATGGAACGGGTACATTCTCTAATGCAACTGATCTTATTGAAGCTTTAGCTGGTAATACAACAAGTGCTGAAGTTCCCCTTCTCGAAGGAGAGTATATTTTGAAGTTTCAAGATGACGGAGGTAGGTTCAGTGCTGGTGAA